CTAATACGTGTTTACATTTTATTTATACGGATGGAACAACTGCTTACCATATCCCAGAAAATTTACCAAACATGACGCTTACTGGAACTTTAACTGTTGGTAGTGATGTCTCACTTAATGGTGGAACTTTTGTATTTAATGAAGCTGGCGCTGATAGAGATGCTAGATTTGAAGGAGATACAGATACAACTCTTTTACAAACAGACGCAAGTACTGATAGAGTTGGTGTAGGGGTAGCGGCACCTAGTGCTAAATTACATGTTAATCAGTCTTCAGCAACTGGTTCTCAACCAGTTTTAGAATTAGAACAATTAGATCAAGATTATGCTTTTACTAACTTTGTTGGAACATCAGCCTCTGATAGCTCAAAAAGTTTATCTTCATCTACAGCTTCTGCTGGAAGTAAAGCAGGGGCAATAAGGGTAAGAATTAACGGTACTGAGCGTTGGATTAGATTTTACGATAGCGCTGTATAGGAGACTAAATGACGCTAATCAAAGTTCAGGTAGCACCAGGAATAGACAAACAAGACACTGAATACGGCGCTGAAGGGCGTTGGATTGATTGTGATAATGTTCGTTTTCGTTATGGACTTCCAGAAAAAATAGGTGGTTGGTCTAAAGTATCTACTAGTGCTTTAGTAGGAGCAGCAAGAGGAATTGTAACTTGGTTCTCTTTAGACGGAGATCAATACACAATTACTGGAACGAATAAAAAACTTTACGCTTATCAAAATCAAGAATGGTATGACATCACACCAATAAGAGAAAGTGGTGCATCAATTACTAATTTTACAACGATAGATACGTCAACTTCTGTCACCGTTACAGACGCTACCCATGGTGCTATAGAAGGTGACTTTGTTACTATATCTAGTGTGTCAGGAACTGCTAATGGAATTACAGCGACTAATTTACAAGGTGAATTTGAAATACAATCAGTCACCGATACAAACAATTATGTCATTACAGCTAAAGCTGCTGCTACTAGTACTGGTGCTAGTGGTGTTACAGGTACGGCAGAATATCAAATTAATACTAACCCAGCTTTTTCTATTCAGGGTTATGGATGGGGTGCAGGAACATGGGGATTATCTACATGGGGTACAACAAGAGCTGGTCTTGCAGCACCAAATTCAGTACAACTAGACTCAGGTAAATGGTCCTTGGACAACTGGGGAGAAGATGTACTAGCACAACAGCTCAATGGAAGTTTATATTACTGGGATACATCAGCTAGTACTTCAACAGTTCAACGTGCAAATAGAACTGCTGTTTCAGGTGCTCCAACATCTAGTAGATTTGTATTAGTTTCTGGTACTGATAGACACATTATTTGTTTTGGAACTGAAACAACTATAGGAACTCCTTCAACAAGAGATGATATGTTTTTACGTTGGTCAGATCAAGAAAACCCTTCAACATGGGCAATAACTGCTACTAACACTGCAGGCTCACAAAGATTAACAGATGGATCAAAACTTGTTACAGCTAAACGTTCACGTGGTGCTGTATTAATTTGGTCAGATACTGCACTATATCAAATGTCTTTAATTGGTGCTCCTTTTACTTTTGGATTTCAACAATTAGGTTCTGCTTGCGGTTGCATAGGACAACATGCAGCTGTAGAATCTAATGGTAGATCATTTTGGATGGGCATTGATTCCTTTTTTACTTTTGATGGTTCAGTTCAAAAAATACCATGCAGCGTAGAAGATTATGTATTTAAAGATATAGACCAAGCATCGCAGAAAGATACTTTTGCTGGATTAAATACCGAGTTTAACGAAGTAACTTGGTTCTATTGTTCTAATGGATCTAATGTTATTGATCGTTCTGTAACATATAATTACCAAGAAAAAGTTTGGAGTGTTGGAAGTTTATCTAGATCCTCATGGGCAGATAAAGGAGTGTATGGTTTTCCATATGCTTTAGACTATAATTCTACAGATACTACAGCTACTATTAGTACTATAACTGGCTTAACTGCAGGAAGAAGTTATATGTATGCACAGGAAAATGGAAATGATGCAGATGGTTCAGCTTTATCTTCTCATATTACTTCAGGTGATTTTGTTATTCCCCAAGCTGGAGAAAGATTAATGTCAATTAAAAGATTTATTCCTGATTTTAAAAATCAAAAAGGAAATGTTAATATAGAACTTAACTTTAAATTATATCCTGCAAGTAATAGTGTGACTAATGGACCTTACACAATTACAACATCAACAAATAAAATTGATACACGTGCACGTGGAAGACAAGCATCACTCAAAATTTCTAGTTCTGCAATAGATACAACATGGCGCTATGGAACTTACCGTGCAGAAATACAACAAGATGGAATGAGATAATGGCACAAATAAATATACCACGATTACCCCAAGCACCTTCAGAGTATAATGAAGCGCAGATTAATCAATTAATACAAACGTTGGATCAATTAATACAGCTATTAAATAGTTCTTACACACCAGAAACACTTCGTAATGACGACGAAGCTTTTAACTGGTTTATTGCATAATGGCTAACGCATATAAAAAAGTAATGGTAACTAAGTCATCTACGGGTGATCATAGTATCTATACATGTCCTACAGCTACGACAGCTATCATTAAAACAGCATGGGTATATAATAATTCAGGTGGAGCAGCACAATTGACGTTAAAAATCAATAGTACAACCCTTGCTTATGGTGGTGCTGTAGCAGATAAGGACACAAAATCATGGTTTTATTTGGCTTCTGGTGATATAGGTATACTGGAAGCTGGCGATGTATTAAAAATTAACACAAATGCACAGCCAATTAATGTATATATATCACTTTTGGAGATATCATAATGATTGAATTACAACAAAATACTTGCTATAAGGAGAGAATATGCCTATAAAAGATGACGGAGTAGTAGAGTACGTTGAGATAGATGGCGAACAGGTACCAAAGATCGTTGTCCCAGCAGAAATAACTATTACCAATACGGAAACAGGACAAGAATACGGTTCAGCTAAAGAAGCTGAAGATGATGTTGCAAATCCTGCCACTGCTACAAAAGCGGAACACATCAAGCAAGATGTTGTTATCCAAGCAGCAATTCATAAAATACTAGAGGGTAAAGCAGGAGACGTGTAATGGCATTTAGAAGATCAGAAAATAATAATCAAGGTAGTAGTCCTTCATTAGGGTACAGACTATCAAGTGATAGACAACCGGGGATTGCAACAGCAAATACAGGAATGCCTTTAACAGCTCCTAGAGATATGAAAGGTCCAAGGCCTTTCCCAAGACAAGGCATTGAACAATTGCCTGAATATTTTAAACCTATAGGCAGACCTGGAATGGGAAATTATCAAAACATGGGTGGACAAAGTAGTAGTGATCGTAGAGACAGATATATAGCTAACACGCAGGGTGGACATCCTAGCATGAGCCAGTATGGTTATCCCATGCAAGTTGGTGTTGGTCCTTTTGATGATATATTTCATAGTGAACAATCAGCAGTTGATCCATCAGACTGGAGAACATTAGAAACAATTTTAGGAGCAGGAGGAAATCCTGATGACTATGTGCAGATGGCAGAAATGGGAGGATATGGATATAATCCTGATCCTAATAAAACCTATGATGATTTATATGGTGGTCAAGATATTATAGACATGGAAATTTTACCCGGTGCAGGATATGGCCCTTCTGATGAACATGAATTTGACAGAAAAAAAGGATTCGAAAATAGAATATGGGGTATTGAGCCTCAATATAGTGCACGTGGTGGAATAGCTAGTTTGAGAAGATAGTATGGGATTTTTAAGTAAATTAATGAAGAATCCATTGGTGCAGATGGCACTACCAATGGCTTTAGGTTACGCCGCACCAGCACTTATGGGATCTAATATGTTAGGTCTTGGAAGTATGTTTGGTAAAATGAATCCTTTAATGGCTAACGCTTTAAAACAATCAGCATTAGGTTATGGAACAGCAGCTCTTAGTGGATCTAAACATCCAGGCAAATCAGCAATGTACGCTGGCCTAGCTTCAATGCCATTCTCTTACTTAAAAGCTAACCAAGCAGCTAATGCATTTAACACAGCAAATAAAGGTACAAATTATACAAAAGAAATGTTTGATACTGTTATAGATACACCTGCACAAGCAGCTAGGACAGTGGGCCCAGGACCAGATTACCCATTCTTAAGTGGAACTAAAACAATTGATGCAATTCCTGCAACTTATAAAGCAGCAGATCCATTAGCCGTAGAAAATTTCCTTAAAGCACAAGCTAATCGACAAAAATTAACAGCAATGGATTTCTTACAAAGCCCTGACAAATTACAAGCAAATGCTATAGCAGTTCCAGAAATGAGAGCTGGTGTAGATGCTAGTTTACCTATTACTAATCCTAACGATCCAAGAACTTGGGGTAGTACAGGTTCTCCAGATCTTGTAACTGAAGCATCTACTCAAGAAATTGCACCAATAGATTTCTTTTCTAAGACATCTAAAGGTGGTAAAAATATATTAGGTGGTGAAGCGGCAGCAGCTGGAGAAAGTGTTGTAGATTATTTACCTACACTTGTATCACAGGCAGCAGGATTATATGGTGGTCGTATGACACCAGAAGAAGAATGGGAAGCAACTAAAACTAAAAGAAGAAAAGAACTTGCTTTTTTATATGGCATAGATCCAAGCCAAGTAAAAGGTGAATTACAGAATCCTTATTATGGAGGTGGGGGTTACTTTAATGATGGAGGTATAGCTTCTATCAACTACGAAAGTGGTGGGCCCGTCAATGGCCCAGGTGGCCCAAAGGATGATTTAATAGATGCAAAACTTTCTGATGGAGAGTTTGTAATGACAGCTAAAGCTGTTGAAAATTTTGGAGGTGGTGACAGACAAGCTGGCGCTAGAAAAATGTACCAGATGATGAATCAATTAGATCCAGAGTCTGAAACTATAACAGAAAGCATAGGAGTATATAGCTAATGGCAAAAGTAAAAAGTGGTAGTAAACTACTGAAAGCAATTGGGAAAAATAAGAAGGAGCAAATGGCCGCTCTTTACCCGGGGATGAGTACAGCCTCAAAATCAAAAAAAATGGGCGAAAAAATTTCCAAAAATAAAAACGTTTCGAGTTCTGCAAAAATGTTAGATAGCAGAAGAAACCTTGCTGGAGTAAAAGATAAATCAAAAGGCAGTAAAATAGGTGGTAAACTTAAAACAGCTGCAGCATTAGCGGCTGGATATGCAGCTGGAAAAGGATTAAACCCTACTAAAGCAAAAACAAATAAAGCTAAAGCAAAAGAGTCAGCAAAAGAGTTATTAAAAAAACAAAAGGATAAAAAGAAACACCATTCCAAATAATGGATTGGAGATTCGTAGAGGATTATGATTCAGAGTGGTTGCTACAACTTGGCAAAAAACACCACGAAGAATCAGATTGGAGTAAAGTTAAATTCAGTGAGGATAAATGTAAAAAGTATATCCAAGCTGCCACAAATGATCCAAATTACTTTGGTATCATTTTAGAAGAAGACGACGAAAGGATAGGTTTTATGGCAGGTAGGCTATTAGAATATCCTTTTAGTCATGAACTCTTTGCAAGGGAACTAGATTTATATGTAGTACCTAAGCACAGAAAAGGAAAAGCAGGTATGTTTATGATGAAAAA